CCGACGCCACGCCGCTGGTGCTCAGCCACGGCTGGCCGTCGACCTTCGCCGAGTTCGCGCGGGTCAAGCAGTGGCTGCACGGCGTCACGCGTCGGCTCAACGAGATTTTCGCGCGTTCGAACTTCTACCACATGCTCTCCGGCATGTACCGGCACCTGGGTGCCTTCGCCACTGCGGTCGGCATGATCGAGGAGGGCGAGCCCGGCGCACCCGATGGCGGGCGCGACATCATCCGCTGCTATCGCTTCCCGATCGGGAGTTACGTCTTGGCGACCGGGCCGGACGGACGGGTCGACACGTTCATCCGGCAGTTCACGATGACGGTGCGCCAGGTCGTGATGCGCTTCGGCGACCCGAAGGCGCCCCCCTCGACGCGCTGGGCGCCCTTCAGCACCTACGTGAAACAGCTCTGGGACGCGGGCGAGTACGAGAAGCCGATCGAGGTCGTGCACGCGATCATGCCGAACCTCGAGCACGATCCCCGGTACTTCGAGGCGCGCTTCAAGCGCTTCGCCTCGTGCTACTACGAGCTCGGCGCGCGCGAGATGGCGTCGCCCGATCGCGACAAGTTCCTGCGCGAGTCGGGCTACGATGAGTTTCCGATCCTGGCCCCCCGCTGGGATCTCGAATCGCCCGATGATGTCTACGGCACCTCGTGCCCGGGCATGGACGCGCTCGGCGACATCAAGCAGCTGCAGCTCCTCGAGAAGCGAAAAGCCCAGGCCGTCGAGAAGGCCTACAACCCGCCCCTCGTCGGGCCGGCCGAGCTCAAGCACGCGCGCGTGTCGTCGCTCCCTGGCGACGTGACGTACGTCAACGTCCGCGAGGGCGTGCAGGGGCTGAAGCCGCTCTACGAGGTGAAGCCCGACATCTCCGGACTCCTCGAGGACATCCAGAAGCGCGAGGAACTCATCTCGCGCGCCTTCTTCGAGGACGTCTTCCTCATGCTTGCCATGGACGCGCGCGCGCAACCGCCGACGGCCGAGGAGATCCGCGCGCGGCACGAGGAGAAGCTCCTCATGCTCGGGCCCGTGCTCGATCGGCTCAACGACGAGCTCTACAACCCGGCGATCGACATCGCGTTCGGAATCCTCCGCAAGCGCGGCACGTTCGACCCGGGCATGCCGCTCGAGCCCCCGGAGGAGCTTCAGGGCATGGAGCTTCGCGTCGAGTACATCTCGATCATGCACCAGGCGCAAAAGCTCATCGCCACCGGCGCGATCGACCGCTTCGTCTCGACCGTTGCGCAGCTCGGCGCCGTGCAGGCGAACGCGGGCCAGAAGCCGACCGCGCTCGATAAGCTCGACATTGATCAAGTGATCGACGAGTACGCCGACATCACGGGCGTGCCGCCCAAGATCGTCGTCTCGGACGAGGCGGTCGCGCGCATCCGTGCGAGCCGCGCGCAGACCGAAGCCGCCGCGGCCGCGGCCGCGCAGGCCGAGCAGCTTGCGAAGACCGGCAAGACGCTCGCCGACACCTCGCTCGAGGGTGACTCGGCGCTCACGCGGCTCCTTGGGGTGCCGGCATGACGAAAGAGGAACGCGCGCTCGTCAAGAACGCCGGCGACCCCGAGCAGGTCGCCGAGGCGAAGAAAGCCGAGGAGCGCCGCGAGCGCGAGTGGCGCGAGGACCTGCGCGAGGTGATGTCGACGAAGGCGGGCCGGCGCGTCGTCTGGCGGCTGCTTCAGAACGCGCGGGTTTTCGAGTCGCGGTTCGACATCAACTCGCTTCGGATGGCGTTCCTCGAGGGGAACGCGAATCAAGGCCTGTGGCTCCTGGCAGAACTCGACGCCGCCTGCCCGGAGCTCTTCGACCTGATGCGGCGCGAGGCACGAGAGGAATCCGATGACTGACACGAACGCAGCGCCCCAGGGGCAACAGGACGCTGGCGCGGGTCAGCAGACGCAGGGCGCCGGGGCTGCGACCGGCGCTCCGAACGCGGCTGCGGGCGCGCCACAGCAGACCCAGCCGCAACAGACGCAGCAGACGCCGGCAGGCCAGGACCAGGGCCAGCAGCAGACGTCTACGCCGGGCTCGGCCGTACCCGATAAGTACGAGCTCAAGCTCGGCGATGGCGCGCTGCTCAAGCCCGACGCGATCGAGAGGACAGCCGCCATTGCGCGCGAGCTGGGACTCTCACAGGAGGGCGCGCAGAAGGCGCTCGACTACGCGGCAGCCGAGGTCAAGGCCTACCACGAAGCGCTCATCGCCGAGCACCGGCGGATGGGCGAGGAATGGAAGCAGCAGATCGCCACGGATCCGGAGATTGCGGGCGAGAAGGGCGACCAGCTCGCCACCAACGTCGAGCTCGCGCGGCGCGCGGCGCGGCACTGGGGCGGCGAGGAGCTCTTGAAGGCGCTCGACGAGACGGGCTACGGCAACCACCCCTTGCTGGTGCGCATGTTCATGCGGATCGGCAAGGCCATGGCCGACGACAAGCTCGTGACCGGGAATCGCGGCGGCACCGAGCCGCGCGATCCGGCGCAGGTGCTCTACGGCGGCCAAACCGCAACCAAGTGAGGTGACCATGAATCTGTTTCTGAATCCGAAACTGCAGCTCGCGGCGCTCATTGTCGTCGCGGCTGTCATGGCCGTTACCGGCTTCAATGCCGACCCCTACGGGATCGGCGTCGCGATCGTTGGCGCCACGATCGGCAACACGGTGCTGACGCTCGCCGACTGGGCGAAGCGCCTCGACCCCGACGGGAAGGTCCCGACGATCGTCGAGCTGCTGAGCCAGACGAACCGCATTCTCGACGACATGCTCTTCAAGGAGGGCAACCTCCCGACCGGCGAGCGTGTCACGGTTCGCACGGGGCTGCCGAGCGTTGCGTGGCGCCTGCTCAACCAGGGTGTGCCGAACTCGAAGAGCACGACCGCGCAGGTCGACGAGCACTGCGGGATGCTCGAGGCGCGCTCGCAGGTCGACAAGGACCTCGCCGAGCTGAACGGCAACGTCGAGGCGTTCCGGCTCTCCGAGGCGCAGGCCTTCATCGAGGCCATGAACCAGGAGATGGCGAGCACGGTTATCTACGGCAACTCAGGCACCGCGCCCGAGGAGTTCCTGGGGCTCGCGCCGCGGTACAACTCGCTCGGCGCTACGAACAAGCAGAACATCCTGAGCGCTGGCGGGGCGAGCTCCGACAACACGTCGATCTGGCTCGTCGTCTGGGGCGCGAACACGGTCTACGGCGTCTTCCCGAAGGGCTCCAAGGCCGGCCTCATTCACGAGGACCTCGGGCTCGACGACGCGTTCGACGCGAACAATCGCCGCTTCCGGGCCTACATGGACTGGTGGCAGTGGAAGTGCGGGCTGGTCGTGAAGGACTGGCGCTTCGCTGTTCGTATCGCGAACATCGACGTCTCGGACCTCGTCGCCGGTACGGGCACGCAGGCCGTCAACGCGTCGACCGCGATCATCAAGCTGATGGCGCGGGCGATCGATCGCATCCCGTCGCTCGGCATGGGGCGGCCGGTCTTCTACGCCAACCGCACGGTCATGAGCCACCTGCGGGTCCAGGCGCTCGAGAAGTCGACCAACGCGCTCTCCTTCACGGAGGCGATCAACCAGTTCGGCGAGCGCGTGCAGACCGGCCTCACCTTCCTCGGCATTCCGGTGCGTCAGGTCGACGCGATCCTCGAGACCGAGGGCGCGGTGTCTTAACGCGGCCGTACTGCTGAGAAAACCACAGCACAGGAGAAAGACCATGACCAAGTACCTGCGAAACCGGTACGTGCAGACGGCGGCGGTCATCATCGCGGGCCTCGCCGGACTGCTGATGGGCGGTGTCGAAGCCGCCGCCTACGGCGCGATGGGCATCGGTGTCGGCATCGGCATCGGCGGCATGATCCTCGACTCGCATCTGCTGCTGTCCGACGCCCAACAGGTGACGTCGACGGGCCCGTCGACGAACGTGATCGACCTCTCGAGCGACCGGAACATCGGCATGGGCGAGCCGCTCGCGGTGCTGCTCACGATCGACGTGGCGCCCGACGACAGCGACGGTAACGAGACGTACACGGCCGCGCTTCAGAGCGACAGCGACGGTGCGTTCGGCACGGCGGTGACGCTTTACTCGTTCTCGATCCCGGCCGGTACGCCGGCGGGCACGATGTACGCCCTCCCGGTGCCGCCGGACGATCGCACCAGTCGGTACCTGCGGCTCCTCTACACGCTCGGCGGCACGAGCCCGAGCATGACGGTGACCGCAGCGCTGATGCCGCAGTCGATGATCGACAAGCGCGCGATCTACCCGTCGGGCTTCAGCATCAGCTGACGGAATCACCCCTGGCCAGGGATGGCCCCTTTTTTCGGAGGAAACATGAAGGTCAGAGCGAAAGACATCGGGCAGACGTACTCAGGCTACTACAACTACGTGCGCCGCAGGCCCGGCGACGTCTTCGAGCTCATCGACGAGAAGGACTTCAGCGAGTCGTGGATGGAACGCGTTCCGGACGACACCCCCGTCACGCGCGCACCCGGCGAGCCGAGCCCGGCTGAGATCGCGGCCGAGCGCATGGCGCTCTCGCAGGCCGCGAAGGCGAAGCGGCCGAAGAGCGCGACCGAGCGCCTGGTCGAGGAGCGCGCGCCGAAGCCGTCCGACGCCGAGGTCATCTAAGCGAGCCGCGTACCGATGGCCTCGGTCGTCGAGATCTGCAACATGGCGCTCGGGCACGTCGGTGTCGCGCGCGAGATCAGCGCGCTCGACGAGGGCTCGACCGAGGCCGATCAGTGCGCGCGCTACTACGAGCAGTGCCGCGATTGGCTCCTCGCGCGCTACGACTGGGACTTCGCGCGCCAGTACCAGGCGCTCGCGCTCGTCGCGACCGAGCCTAACGCCGACTGGGGCTACGCGTATCGCTACCCCACGGACTGCCTCAAGCTCATCCGGCTCGTGAGCGGCAACAGGAAGCCCGAGCGCATCCCCTGGCGGCTCGGCCACGACAGCCAGGGGCTTCTCATCTACACCGACACCGAGGATGCGGTCGCGCTCTACGTCGCGCGGGTCGAGAACACGGAGCGCTTCTCGCCAGCCTTCGTCGAAGCGCTTGCTTGGCGGCTCGCGACCCAGATCGCGATTCCGCTCTCGCGCTCGCGCGAGGAGCGCGACTACGCGGTGCGCCGGTTCGAGGAGCTCGAGCTCCCCGAGGCGGCTGCCGAGTCCGCGAACGAGGCCGGCTGGGACGCGCCGCTCGAGGCGGAAGCGATCAGAGAACGCGAGTAGATGGCGTCGACGATCCAGCGCTCCTTTGCCGGCGGCGAGATCGCGCCGGCCCTCTACGCCCGGGCCGACCAGGTCAAGTACGCGACGGGCCTTCGGACCTGCCGAAACTTCATCGTGCAGCGCCACGGTGGTGTTACGAACCGGCCGGGATTCGAGTTCATCGCCGCCACGAAGCACGCCGACCGCTGCGCGCGCCTGATTCCCTTCATCTTCAACGAAGAGCAGACCTACGTCCTCGAGTTCGGGCACCAGTACATCCGCTTCTTCCGGCTCGGCCAGCACGTGCGGATCACGGGCATTCCCTGGCATCCGGGCGCGGCGATCACCGGCATCACGAAGGCGGATCCGGGCGTCGTCACCGCGGCAGGGCACGACTTCGTCGACGGCTACCTGATCACGATCACGGGCGTCGGCGGCATGACGGAGCTGAACGGCAACACCTACACCGTCTCCGTCATCGACGGGAACAGCTTCACGCTAATCGATTCGACCGGCACACCGGTCGATACGAGCGCCTTCGGCACCTATACCTCGGGGGGGCTCGCGACCCTCAACTACATTCCCGGCGACGTCGTCGAAGAAAGCGGCGTCAACTACCTCTGCATCGCCGCGCACACGAACCAGCAGCCGCCCGATCCCGACTACTGGTACGAGCTCGAGGAGGACATCTTCGAGCTGCCGGCGCCGTACGAGGAGGAGGATCTCCCGCTCATCAAATACACGCAGTCGGGCGACGTCGTGACGCTGGTGCATCCGCGCTACGCGCCGCGCGAGCTCCGCAGGATCGGCTCGAACCTCTTCGAGCTCAGGGTGATCTCGTTCTCGCCGACGCTGACGCCGCCGGAGAACGTCCAGGTCGCAACGGGCGATACCGGCACGGCAACGTATCAGTACGTCGTCACCGAGGTCGATCCCGAAACGGGCGACGAGTCGGCGCCGTCGATTGTGGCCTCGACCACGACGAGCGGCCTGCCGACCGAGGATAAGCCGAACGTCATCACCTGGACGCCGGTCGGCGGCACGACGGTTCAGGACACCGGGTGGTGCAACTTCCTGCAGTTCGCGAACGACACTACGCTCGCGGGCACCGCGTGGACCGATCCGCAGAACGCGCAGTTCTCGGATAAGGCCTATGCGGTCGCGTACCCGGTAACGGTGGCAACTCGATACTTGCGCGCGACGCGCCTCGACTTCGCGGGTATCCCGACGAATGCGACGATCCTCGGTATCGAGGTCAGGGTCTTGCGCAACAAGGGCTCGACCGGCGGTAACGATTGCCGCGACCGGAGCGTGCGGCTCTTCGTCGGCGGCACCTTCGCTGGCGACGATAAGGCCAAGCCGAACGCCTGGCCGAGCCTGTTCAACGATGGAACGGCAGTCTACGGCGGGCCCGGTGACACATGGGCGGTCGCGCTCACGCCGGATGACGTGAACAGCCCGAACTTCGGCGTCGGCATCGCGGCCGAGCGCACGGGTGGCGTGCCGAGCCCCTCGATCGACCAGATCCAGATGCGGATCTACTACACGACGTCGCCGAACCCGAAGCAGTATTACGTCTACAAGTCCTTCGGGTCAGACGTCTACGGCTGGATCGGCGCGTCTGCCGGCACGACCTTCAACGACGTCGGCATTGATCCCGACTTCTCGAAGACGCCGCCGATGACGCGCAACCCCTTCGACGGGCCGGGGAACTTCCCGGGCGCGGTGGCCTACCACCAACAGCGGCTTTGCTTCGCGCGCACGGATAACCACCCCGATACCGTCTTCATGTCGCGGACGGGACGGTACCAGAACTTCTCGGTCTCGTTCCCGACCCAGGACGACGACGCGGTGACCTTCACGCTCGTCGGTCGGCGCGTGCACGAGATCCGGCACCTCCTCGAGGTCGACGAGCGCTTCATCATCCTGACGGCGGGCGGCGAGATCGTCGTCAAGGGCGATCTCGACGGCACGATCACGCCCTCCACACCGAACCCGCGCCAATTCGGCCACAATGGGGCGTCGCACGTGCCGCCCGTGATCGTCGACACCTCGGCGATCTTCGTTCAGGCGCGGGGCACGCGGCTTCGCGACCTGCGCTACGAGATCGGCACCGACGGGCAGGGCGGATACCGGGGGCGTGACCTCTCG